ATGCATATGTATGGAATAGATCTCAAACTCATTGAACATAAAAACATCGAAGACCTACAATATTTAGGAAATCGTGTTTATACGCTTAATAATAAATTACATCATGATATATTCGAACTCCATCAAGATTATAAGAAAATTCGTTATAACCAATCTCCTATAGAAGCACCCGAAAATCCTCGCTTCCTAGTTTATCATGATCAATCACAAACACTTATGAGAAGATCCGCATTCAGATATTATCAGGGTTCGGCGATCAATAGACAATATTTACATACTTCAATACAAAGATCGTCGGGCCATGCCAACCTTTGTGCGTGGAATCCTTCATTATATAAGCTCATTGCTAATGAAACTATCCATGATTTAAAATTATTAGCAAAATATTATTCCATTAACAATTTACAAGTAGAACTTAAGATATCCCGTGGTAATGGTTTTGAATTAACCAAAAATCCATGGTACAGACTCGAAATCATTAATAAGCCTACTAAGCAAGAATTAATTGAATTAAAAACGTGGTATAATGATTTATGGTATCAACAACGTGAGCGTAAACAACTTAAGGGTAATTCAATTAATTTAAATGTTTTATCAAGTCCTCAAAAACATAAGATCCAACGTTTTCAATTTTTTTCTTTTATTTCTGAACATCGTTTTCCTTCTTTTTATGAAGTTGTCGCGATCCAAATGAAATTACGTAATGAAGATCCCGATAAATACGATAAATTTTTTGAACGTTTTTTTTCTGATATACATTATAACGATCAACGTCTTCGTGAATGGTTAGATTTCTTTATTATTCAAATTCCACGACAATACCACAAGATGCAACCACAACTCGGCGTTATTTTTCCTGATCCTATATTTTATACTCGTAATCAATACGTTGAGAAATGGATTTATCGTGCATCTAATACAGATTATCCTCTGGCTTATAACCAAGGAGATCTTCCTGCGCCTCATATTGACGATCGTATTATACAATCATTAATTAATCAATCACCTTATGGTGCCGTTTGCGATCCTGTCAATTTTTCACATAATTTAAAAAATACAAATTTTTATAAAGAACTTTATGCTCATCCTACTTATGTTTATCAAAATATGTCAATTTTAATTACTTTAGGTTATTTATGTCTATATCCAGTGGAAATGTTTATTATGACAGTTCCATGGCTTGGGCTTTTATGGCGTCTTATGATTTTTCTTTTAGTTGATATTTCTAAATTTTATTCTATCGCAAATCTTGTTTATTGGCATACATATGGCCATTCATCTCCCCTTATTTCCGCATTAATACCCCGTGATCCTTATATACAAATGAAACGTTTTGTTACATTAATAATAGATCTACTTCCAATAGAATTAGGTTATATATTACGCTTCGATTTAGTGATGATTTTCTTCTGTGACTTCTTTGTAGTGACTGCAAATTTAATTCGTCATCAGCAACAATACAAGGAAGCCCCACAAGACAATCCTCCTAATAATAATCCTTGGGATAAGGTGGTTCATAATATACCATTTAAAGAAGCATTTAATGAAAAATTTACATCAACAATTATAACCGCACAAACAGCCACTGGTAAATCAACAATGTTACAACCTGCTATATTTTCAAATTCGAATAGACCAGATGGTATAAAGACTCCAGCAGGTGAGGAAATAGACTATCAAATATTATTAATGCCTCGAAATGTTTTAGTTAAAAATTGGTCTTCACCATTATGTGATCTTAATAATCCTGATCCAAGATCACCCGTACATTATAAAATAGACGAAACTATTTCCGATTCACAATTAAATAATATAATATATAAAAACAAAAAAAAAAAAATT